AACTTCTAGTTCTGCTGTTCGTGGTTTCTCTTATAATATTGTGATGCTGGATGAGTTTGCATTCGTCCCCACCAACATAGCAGAGGAGTTCTTTAGCTCAGTTTATCCTACCATCTCCTCAGGTAAGAGTACTAAAGTTATTATTGTATCAACCCCTTGTGGGATGAACCACTTCTATAAGTTGTGGACTGATGCACAGAAAGGAAGAAATTCTTATAATCCAATTGAGGCTCACTGGTCAGAAGTACCAGGGAGAGATGAAAAGTGGAAGCAGGAAACAATTGCTAACACTTCAGAACAACAATTTCAACAGGAGTTTGGATGTGATTTCATCGGTTCTGCTGGTACTCTTATATCTCCTGCTAAGCTTAAGTCGTTGGTTTACGAAGACCCCATAGAAAGCTCAGCTGGTTTAGATATCTATGAGAAGCCTATCCCTGGGCATGAATATCTTATGACTATTGATGTTTCCAGGGGAATGAAGATGGATTATTCTGCCTTTATCTTGGTGGATATTACATCTTATCCTCATAAGTTAGTAGGGAAATATAGGAATAATGAAATAAAACCTATGCTATTTCCTGATATCATTGTGCAGATTGCTAAGCAATATAATAAAGCTTGGCTATTATGTGAGGTGAATGATATTGGAGACCAGGTAGCCTCCATTGTATTCTATGATATGGAATATGAAAACCTCCTGATGACTGCTATGAGAGGTAGAGCTGGGCAGGTATTAGGGCATGGATTTTCTGGTGGTAAAACTCAGTTAGGTTTGAAGATGGCTAAGGCACCTAAGAAATTAGGCTGCTCTAACCTAAAACAAATGGTAGAAAGTGATAAGATCCTTTTCCAGGACTTTCAAATCATTAATGAGATGACTACCTTTATTGAGAAGAGATCTTCTTTTGAAGCTGAGGAAGGTTGTCATGATGATTTGGTGATGTGTATGGTGATATATGCCTGGGCTGTTGCTCAAGATTACTTTAAGGAGATGGTTGATCAGAGTATCAGAGAAGAGCTGTATGAAAAGGATAAGTCTCAATTAGAAGAAGATATGTCTCCTTTTGGTTTTATAGAGACTGGCTTGCCTGATAGTATGGAAGTGGATGGAAATGGGGAGGTTTGGTTTAAAGATAAAGACAATTATGATGAATATGGGATGCCTCAAAGAAATTGGGAGTGGGGACATAGTTCGGCATATGGTCCAGACCCTAGCTGGTGGTCTTGAGTTGTTCTACCAGTGATATTTCTTCAAATCTATATTTCCGTATAGTCTTTAAACACTATATTATTCTAAATAGATATTGAATATCTTGTTAGGAGTTTCAAGATGGTTATTAAGACCGCATCTCCTGGGGTAACGATCAATGAATTTGATCTCACCAGGGGAACCAGTGATGCTATTACTACGAATGTAGGTGGTTTTGCTGGCCCGTTTGCAAGGGGTCCTGTAGATGAACTAGTGTTGGTTCAGACAGAAGCTGAACTACAGAGAACATTTGGTGATCCCAATGAAAAGAACTATGAGTTCTGGTATACTGTAGCGAATTTCCTTGAATATGGTGGAATTTGTTATGTGGTTCGTTGTGATGACGACGTTCAAATTATGGAAGGCGATCAACGCCAGATCATGAAGAATGCCTGCACAGGTGGTGGTGGTACCACTGTGTACATTAAAAACTATGATGACTTTGTTGAGAATTGGCTTCTGAATTCTAATGGTGAGACCTTTATGGCTCGTACCCCAGGTACTTGGGCTAATGGGTTGGCAGTAGCTGTTATTGATAGTGGCGCTGATAGCTACGTCAAGTTTGATATGGCTAAGGCTAATGTTATTCCTAGGAACTTCATCAATAGTGCCGATAGTGCTAGTCCAGATCCAGCTACTCTGAGTTACACTCCAAGGTGGACGTGTAGTGAGAGTGATGATCCTCTTGGCTATGAGTTGTACACTACAGATCCAGGTTTTAATACTAACTGTAGTGGAAATCACGTAGGTAAATACCTTAAAGTAATTGTTGACGAGGCTACCGTTGATCCTACCATTCCTATTGGTTCAACAGTATTCCAGGTAAATGTCAATAACCCTAGCTCTACTACCACACCTTGGCCTTGTGGCTATGTGACTGGTTATACTAGGTTGCTTGGTCCTCCCGATAAGGAAGGAGTTAGTTCCTCTGAATACCATGGTGTTTATGAAATCTGTCAGTTCTCATCCACTGGTTTACAGGGGGTAGATTTCTATATCAACGCTCCTCAGGTAGGACCTGATACTAAACTACAAACAACTACTGCATCTCTTAGTAGTGGAGTTATTACAGGCATTCAGTGGGTTGGTAATTATGAGCTTTACTCAGAAGATGGTAATGCTTCTAATGAAATCAATGTAATCTTCAAGCCACAAACCTTTACAGCATCACAGGTTCAAACTGCTGGATGGGCTACAGATACAGCTCCAGCAGCTGGATCTTTGGCTGGTTATTGGGATACTTGGCCCGTTCATCCACGTCCTAGTCAGCAGTTCGTAACATATTACGGCACTACTTTCTATTGGGATGCTAATACTCAGCTGTGGACAGCCTATAAGCAACTTTCATCTACAGATGTTCTGTTTGATGCTGTTTATGGTTTCAAGGTATCTCTTACTTCCTCTTGGTATGATAGGCAGATTGCCTTTGCTGAGATTCCTTGGAATAGGTTTGCTCAACGTCCTGTTACTACACAGAATGCAGCAGAGAAAGGAGCATCAAATGATGGTATGAATGTTATCATCTATGATATGTCCGGTAATTACACTGGAACTAAGGGTAATACTATTGCTCAGTTCCCTGGAGTTTCTAAGCTGAAAGGTGCTCAAACACCAGAAGGTGGCTCTAATTACTATGTGGACATTATTAATAATTTCAGCAATACCATCTATACTAGTGGCGTTAATCTGATTGGATCTCCTCAAACTGGACTTAATGCTAGTAAGTCTCCTGTTGGAACTACAATCGCTGATGGTGTTGAGTGTGTTTATATTAGAAGCAAGTCTTACGATCTTAAGAAGGGCGTGGACAACTTCTCAGCTAGTCTGGGAGAATTGATGAGGGGATATGATAAGTTCACTACTGAGAATGTAGAGGACCTTGATTATATTCTGCAAGGACCAGCTGGTGATAGTGAGTTTAGTTTCGATCCAGATGATTTCCATTCTGGAGATGCTCAGGTTAATACTATTTCTGATTGTATTGCTAAAGCTAACTATCTGATTTCTATTGCTGAATCCAGAAGGGATTGCATTAGCTTCATCTCTCCTCCTCGTCAGTTGGTTGTTGGTCAATCAAACGCAGATAAAGTAACTGATACTCTTGAGGATTACTATGATAATCTGACTAGTAGTTCCTATGCTGTATTTGATAGTGGCTACAAGTACATGTATGATAGGTTCTCTGATGAGTATAAGTATGTGCCTATGAATGCAGACGTTGCTGGATGCATGGTGCGTAGTTCTATTCTTGCTGAGCCCTGGTATTCACCAGCAGGTTTGGCTAGAGGTCAGGTCTTTAACATTGTGAAGCTTGCTTATAACCCAAGCAAGGCACAGAGAGATCAACTTTATACTTCTAGAGTTAATCCTATTGTTACTTTCCCAGGTGAAGGTACAGTTCTCTTTGGTGATAAGACAGCCCTGTCTTACAGCTCTGCCTTTGATAGAATCAATGTCAGAAAGCTCTTCTTGGTTATTGAGAGGGAGATTGCTAAGATGTCTAGGGTGAACTTGTTTGAGTTTAATGATGAAGTGACTCGTACACTCTTTAAGAACAATGTTAATCCTTTCCTGAGAGATGTTCAGGCTAAGAGAGGAGTAACAGACTTCCTGGTAGTTTGTGATGAAACAAACAACACACCTGAAGTTGTTGATAGGAATGAGTTTGTGGCTGATATTTATGTCAAGCCTGCAAGATCTATCAACTTCATCACTCTGAACTTCGTAGCAACGAAGACTGGAGTAGCATTCGATGAGAGTGTTGCTCTCTTTAGACGTCCCAACTCTTAATTAAACCCCCATTGCCTAGGTAACAACTATGTCACGTAAAAGTATTGAAGATTTTAAGGCAGTTCTACAGGGTGGTGGGGTACGCCCCACCATGTTCCAGGTGGAGCTTAGCTTTCCCCCTGGTGTCGCTGAAGACACCACAGAAGCAACACAAGAGGCAGTCTTTCTAGTAAAGGCTGCTTCACTTCCTGCATCTAACGTTGGAACAATTGAGGTTCCGTTCAGAGGACGTAAGCTCAAAGTTTCAGGTGACAGGACATTTGATCCATGGGAAGTAACTATCATCAATGATGTTAGTTTCTACCTTAGGACTACTTTTGAAA